TCAGAACATAACCACCTGACCGCCACTTTGTGGATGAGGCATTACCGGGTTAATCTCGCCGGGCTTGGAGATTGAACGCATAAAACTTTCCATCGTCACAAAGGTATGGCCGCAATTCACATTAATGCACTGGTGATAGCGCTCTTTGGTTTCGATGGTGATTTGGCTACTGCTGCGGGTATGGGCTGCGCTGAGGCATAAAGGGCAATTGAACATGATCCGGACTCCGGCATCATCCCGGCTATGGCCGGTGTTAATGATAATTATGCGTTATTATTGATTAAAAATCATCATTCCATATCCAAATCATCTATTTTCACTTCCAGCTCGAGCGCGGTGGTAAAACCGCTGTCACTCACAGAATGGGTAACGGTGACCAGCGTCCAGTCAGCTTCATCAATCTGCTTTTTGAATCCGGTCACTTTAACCGGCACTTCGGGATAAAGATCGGCGCGACCTTTGGCAAGTTGGATTGAAAACTTCGCCGCGCCCCGTTGCAGCCGTTCCCAATTCGATTTAGCCGCCCGTTGTGCGTTGTTTTTACTGGCGTAAGTGGTGCGTAAGGTCAGCACATTCTCATCGGTGCCAATCAAGTATTCGCCTTGTTTTTCTTCCGGCTGTTTGGGCTTGGCGGTGCTAGCCGTCTTACGTTTGCGCTTGCGCTTTACCTTAACCACTGGCTTTTCGGTGGTGCGGGTATTCAGCCAGTTGGCCACCACGCCAGTATAAGCGCCTCGGTCAGCCATACTAAATTGATGGCCGTCACCCAAGCTGCGGATAATGCTCATCACTGGAATCGGTTTACCGCTGGCGGTTTTCGCCTGTCCTTGACGAATAAATAACAGATTGCCATTTTTCACCGCGGCAATAGCGCCATATTGTTTCGCCAGTCGGGTAATGAAATTACCGTCTGATTCGTTGGTTTGGTCTATATGGTCGACGGTTAAATCAGACATGGCTTTATTTAATGTTGGCGTGAGTTTATTGCGCTCGGCAACGGTTTTAATTATCCCGCCAATAGTGGTTTTATGATAAGACTGATCACGGCGAATATTGAGCGTTTCACGAAAATCAGCACTGCGGGCGCGAATCGTCAGCTTATCCGGTGCGCCGCTGTGCTCTATTTCATCCACGGTGAACGTGCCTTTATCAATCAGCGCCGCCCCTTGCCAGCCTAGCGCCACCGCTATTTTTGCCCCGCGCCGGGGTAGTACTAATTGGCCGTCTGAATCATCCAGTTCGATATCAAGCTGATCCGCTTCAAAGCCGCGATTATCGGTCAAAGTTAACGACATCAACCGCTTTTTAATGCCGCCGCTTTTATCAATGCCATCCACGGTAATAGAATAATCCGGTGCGTTATGGCCGTTATTTAACAGGCTATCCAGCATGTTCATGATAATAATCCGCTGGCGGCATCAGAGACTTGCGAGGCGATATCGTCAAATTGCTGGGATAAATCACCAAACATTTCTTTTAATGATTCATCAGTGCGTTTTAGCGTGAGGGTAAATTCAATCTTGCGTGCCGAGCCGTCACTGAAAAATATACTCTTGGTACGGCTCAGGCTCTCAATCACAAACATGCCGTGAATAGCGCCGTTCCCCTCAATCAGTGACCAGGCTTTGCCGGTTTCCGCCATCAGTTGCAAGGCCATGAGCGAGACTTTACCGCCGGTCAATTCAGGATATAACACGCCGGATAGCGTAATTGATTCCTCGTCTGGCCCTAAAAATTGGCTGCTTGGTCGCTTGCCAATACGCGCATTGGACGGGTGACGCCATGCCATTTGATGCTGAAAATCTTGATAGGGGACGGTTTGCAGCATAAAAACAAACATCCCAAATGCCATCATCATGCTAGTGCTCCTTAATAATCATCATGGTCTTGATAGCTGCGGTTTGATTTGCTTTGCGTATTTCGGTGATAGGCCGCTAGCTGGCGGGCCACCTCGCGCGCAATATCCTGCGCATCTTGCTGCGGCGTCGGGTAAATATTGATAATGGGCGCGCTATTGGGGGATTGATTTTGCTGGTGATTACTTTTCTGGCCGCTACTGTGACTGCGGTACTGCGCCGCCGGTAAACTGTAAGGATGAAGCGGTGCGGCGGCAGCTTGATAACCACTGAATAGCATGGACGCGGCAACCGCCATCGCCGCCGTATTGCGGCGGCCGGTAACTTGTGCCGGGCCGTTAATAATCTCCGGCCCATGCTCACCGACTACGCCAAATTTACCCAATGGGATATCACCGCCGTTATCATATTCACCGGTATATTTCGCGGCGATATCAGCGGCACTGTTGCCCTTTGGCGCGGGCTTCCATGTAATGCCGTAGTTGCCAGCGGCGGCAGCTAGCGCCGGATTACTCTGTGCCAGTTCGCGGGTTTTCTCGGAGCGCTGTTTCACTTCATCCAGTTTCTCCAGTATCCACTTAATGGATGAGATCAACAGCTTGATGGGTATCAGGGCCAAGTAGACACCATCAGCCAGAAATTGACCAAATACCTTACCTGCTTCGGCGGCAATGTTCAGATCGGCGGCAGTGGACTGCACTGGCTCCAGTAATTTTTTAAACCAGTTCCACACGCTTTTAACTGCATCGCCGATCCAGTCAAACACCGGCCCCAGCGGTTTCAATGCCTCTTTAATTGGGGCGGCGGCTTGCATAAAGCCATCCACCACACCGCCTAAAAACGCCTTAATCGGATTCCAATACTTGTAAATCAGCAAGCCCGCACCGGCGATGGCCGCACCAATCAGGCCGATAGGGCTGATTAAGATCCCGAACATGCCCCCTAAGCCGCCAAGAGCAAAGCGCAGGAATTTAAGCGGAGATTTAGCCAGCCAGCTAACGGCATTGCCCAACATTTTAAAACCGCTGATAGCGGATTTAACCGGAGAACGCACCACATTAACCAGACCATTACCCAGCCCTTTAAGGGTGGCAATCGCCGACTGACCGCCATTTTTAGACAGAGTGAGTAGTGAGCGGCTAAAGTTGCCGATCTGCTGGGTGGTGATGGGCGTGGTGCTCGCCAGTTTAGACATACCAAACGACAGGCGCGGCAGTAAGCGAATGCCTAATACTGAGGTAGTAAAACGCAGTAGGGCAAACGGCCCCAAAATACCGACCACGGCAATCGCCAATGCACCGAATGCGGCGGTCGCAATAGCGACAGCAGTACCCACCTGCACAATGCCCAGGCTGATTTTTGGATGCGCTTTCAGGAACTCGGCCACACCGTGCATAAACTCGGTAATGCTTTTAGCTGTTGACCTAAGCCATGCGTCATTTTTCTCAAACAGTTCAACGCTGACGTTTTCCAGGGCGGCATGAATGATGGTCATATCGCCTTTCAGGTTGTCCAGCTTAGTCGCCGCTACACGAGCCGCCTCGCCATCATACTCACCGGGCTGACCGCGCATCCTATCCAACGAGCCATTACCGGCAGCGTGCATTAGCACGCCAAAACCGGTGACGGCATATTGCCCGGCGATATCTTTATAAATAGCACCGCGCTCAACGTTACCCATTTTGGCGGTTTTTTCATTGATATCTTTGAGAATATCCACCAGATCGCGCATATTGCCGTTTTTATCGGCAGTTTTGACGCCTAAGTCCTTAACAGTGCTGGAGCCACCAATGCGGCTTAAGATACTGCGCATAGTGGTACCGGCCTGACTGCCCTGAATACCGGCACTGCCCAGCATGGCGGTGGACGCTGCGACGGTTTCCAAGCTCTGACCGTATTCGCGTCCAACGCCGCCAGAATACTTCATGGATTCGCCCAGCATCGGGATATCCACGTTATTCCGGGTAAACAGGGCGGTGAGCACATCGGCCACCCGATCCATTTTCTCCGCCGGTATCCCCATCGCGGTTTGAATATTTGACGCGATATCGGCGGTGGTGCCGAGATCGATATCACCGGCCGCCGCCAAATTCAACATGCCCGGCATCGCTCCAACAACCTGTTTAGGGCTGTAGCCAGTGCGGCCAAGGTAATATTGGCCCTCGGCGACTTGCAGATCGGTAAATTTAGAGGACAGCGGCAAGGTACGCGCCTGATGGCGCATCGCTTGCATTTCAGGCGAGTTTTTATCTTGAATGCGGGTTACCGCTTGGGTGCCGCTCATCATGGCGTCAAATTCATAGCCAACATGCAAGGCGTTCTCAATCCCACGGCCCATCGCGCGGCCAGTGGATAGCGAGGTGTAACCCAGTCCGGCGGCAATGGCTTTGCGCTGATTGCTGCTATCAAAGCGATTGCGGGCGGCACTGAGGCGCTGTTGCTGCTGGGCTTGCTGTTCTAATCGGCGCTGTTGTGCGGTCAGTGCGGCGGTGGTGCTGGTGATATTGGCTTTAAGAGATCGCTGTGCCTGGCCTAACCGGTTAGTGGCAATGCCGCTGCTTTGCAATGCGCTGCGCTGGGTATGTAGCGCGGTGCGTAAATCATTGTATTTTTGTTTTAGCTTGGCGGCCTCTTCGCTGGCGCGCTTAAACTCTCTGGCCTGTTTAGCAGTGGGCGCGGCACTGTTTTTTAATTCATTGGCAAGCTGGCGCGCTTTATCGCGGGCGGCGGCCAATGCCTGAGCGGCACCATTAACCGCCACTTTGTTCTTACGAAAGCCCTCAATATTAGCCGCCTGGCTATTGAGTTGTTTAAGCTCTTGTTTGGAATTTTTAATAGATGCGGCCAGCATCTTATTGCTGGCCAACATAGATTTAAAGGGCTTGGTCACTTTATCAATGGCACTTAAAGAAACCTGCAAGCGGAGGTTCTTATCACTCATCACTGCCCCCGTTACGGATAATGGCTTTATGTCGCCATTCTAAAAGCTCACCAATAGTCATTGGATCGGTGGCTGATGGTGGCCAATGGAATACCACCGCAATATCAGCCATCAAATCATCAACTGTTAAGCACTCAGGTAGTCGGACTTGACCGAGTTCGGTAAGAAAAAAATCGCCAGCGCCTGAGACAATGCGTAGATGTCAGCCGGATCAAGGTTGCTGATTTCTGGCACGGTCAGATTGGGGGTAGTGATGCGAGGCAATACCCGAATCAGGGCGTCAACATCGGTATCTAACAGCGCTTGCAACTTGGCCCCGCGTAATGCGCCGGCGGTGGGTTTATTCACCGTCACTTCGGTAATGGTGGTATTGCCTCGGACAATAGGCACATCCAGTGTGATCACGTTAAATTTATCCTGTTCTGCCGTAACGACTTCATTTGTTACAGGGTTTTCTGTTGCTGGTTTTGGGTCTTTCATGATGACTTTCCAAATAAAAATAAAGAGAAAAAATGAAATAAGGTGCGAAATAAGCCACGCGATGACTTCCGCCATCTTACAAGCCAATATTGCGGCGGTGGGCTTCCAGCATATCCACGCCGTTAACCATTTCGACCATATTCACAATGTCGATTTCAATCAGCACTTCACCGTCCCACGTCAGTTTGTAGTAGGTGTTTTTGGTGGAAATCTTGGTGGTGGTGTTATCACCTTGCTTGCTGTCGCCGCCGTCAATTTCCTCATGGCGGCCACGCATCACAATTTCTACCGCGTGGGTTTCGCCGGTGTCGTCGCGCTGGTATGAACCGGCAAAGCGCAACATCACGCCATCGACCTTGGTCACCCCCCATTGCTTGTAAATCTCGTGTTCAATGCCACCTAACGTCCAGTCAACATCCAGCGCGCCATCCGCCAGCCCCAAATCGACCTTGGCGCTGCCATTCATCCCGCCACCGCGAAACTCTTCAAATTTGCGGTTTAATTTTGGCAAGGTGATCGATTCAACCACCCCTTGATAGCTGTTCCCATCATTGAATACATTCAGGAACTTAAGTTTGCGTGGTAATGCCATGATTAAGCTCCTTAGCTATTAACGGCGGCGGCGAAATTAGCCAGGTAACGATCCGTAATCCGCTGACGCAGGGTTAAATCTTCCAGCGGCGGCACCGGGGTGTAGTCGTAATCAATAAACAGGCGGCCCGCTTTGAGGGTCTCTTTATCGTTCACGCTGTCGTCATACCAGCAATCGCCATCAATCAGATAACCCAATGATTTCAGCTCGCGCATTTTGGCGCGAATACCCTCAATAATGTCTTTTGCCAGTGACGGAGAGAGCGGCTTATCGTTGGCCCACATATGGGCCTCGGCCATGGTGTCAGCCAGTACCTGTGCAGTGCGGGTGTAGTTCTCAAAGGCAAACAGCGGATCATCAGAGCAGGAGCGAGAACCCCAGAAGCGATAGCCATCTTTGCGGATCAGGGTGGTAACGTCTTTACTGTTGAGTAAATTGGCATCGGTGGCGCTGTTTTGCAGATCCCAAAACACATCTGCGCTAATACCGGTGACGCCATTCACCCCGACGTTAGACAGCGTTTTATGCCAGCCAACATCATTATCAATCTTGGCACGTAAGCCGAGGGCGCGGGCAGTGGCAAAGGCGGTGGTTTCGGCATTGGTGACCGTATCCCAACTGAGGAAATCCGGCCAAATCACCATCGCTTCGCGCTGGCTGAAATTATCGCGATAGATAATGGCCTCTTCTTTGGTTTTACAACCATAGGCGCTGATGTAGGCAAAGGCTCGTAGGCTCTGAGCTATGGCAAGCAGTTCAGTGGCAACCGCTTTGGTGTCATGACCGGGCACCCCCAAGATGCGCGGTTTAACATCAAACTTACCCTGTGCCGCTAACAGCGCTTTCATGCCGGTATAGCGGCCATCTGGCGTGGAACCACCAATAATATTGGACGTGGTTTCGGCTTCGGTTTCACCCTGAGCCACCCGGACAACAATAGTCACGGGCTTGGTTTGGTCGCTGATAGCATCCAATGAATGGGCTAATGTGCCCGTTTCACCGGCTTTTCCACTGGCGGCTAATACATCGGTGAGTAATACCGGGGTATTGAGCGGAAATACGGTGGCGTCAGCATCATCGGAGGTACAAACCATCCCGACCACCGCCGTACTGACAGTGCGGATAGGGCGAGTGCCTTCGCTAATTTCAATGACGCGCACACCATGGTGGTAATCGGTTGCAGACATACGGTTTTCTCCGGTTAAGCGTTCATTCGCTATGATGCCGGATAACTACGCGCGGGGCAGGTGATGGGGGTTGTGTGAGGGATAGCACAAGAGAGAGTCTAATATGAAGTCAACGCAAATGGCCGCAATTCATCACGGCCACTTTGTAGATAAAATTAATTCTTTTAGCGTGGATAGCGATAACCCACGGCTTATTCAGGTTCTGACATCCCCGGAATGGAGGGATTCATCATGTCATAAAAAACTTTCCACCGTGGATCGCTGGCCTCTACTTCTCCGAGATTTGGAAACTGCTCTGGTACGGGTGGCATAGCACTGAACCAGCTAATTATTACAGCCTCTTGTTTATCAGAAAACTGAACGATGATTGTCATATCTCGTAACCCCCACAAATAAATGTATACGTTGCTACGACTGTATTTGCCATTTTGAAGTAGAGCGATTGCACACCGATGATATTCATCTCAGCATAACCACTGTTAGTTGATGTGGTGGTGGCGCTGCTCGAATTTGCTGATGTATTCACGTAGATAGCACCCACCCCCTCTGCTGTTGATGCTAAATAAAGTTGAATAACGGAATTGGGGGTGGTTTGTGATGCAACGATTTGCATGTTGGCTTTTTTGCCGTTAGGGGGAACAGCGGCAGCCAAAGAAATACCAGAATACCCCAGTACCGATCCCGCTGTGCTATAAAGCTGATTGCTGATGATGCCAATATGTCTGCCCATTTGATGGCCGACGACAAACTGACCTGATGAAGTCCCCCAAACAGAAACGAGCGCGGATGCTGTATAGCCCGCTGGCATGTTCGCACCACCGTAAACCTCTGGGGCGGGTGCTGACGTTGCATTCACCGCAAGCAGCGCAGTAGCGCCAGATGTTGGATTGTAGATCGCATACAAAGCGACATAGCCCGTTGCTGGAGCGGTGCCTGTATCCATCCCGCCGCTGCCCGTCGTAGCAAGATTAATTGACCTGCTGAAACCTGAAAGTTTGTATTGCCGCCCACCCCATCCGGTTTGAACAATTAATTCATCCGCTGTGAATGTTGCAGCCACCGATGCTGCCGGGATACTCATTTTTGCATTGCGGGATGTGCCGACAATGCCAGTTAACTGTGGTAAATGAGCAACATCACCCAAACCAAGGTTTGCAAGAAACTTCGCCACATCTGGAATATCACCCCCATTTTTAGCCTTATCCATTTTAGCGGCCAAAGCGTCAGTCATAGTGGTCGTGAAATCAGGATCATTACCCAGCGCATCAGCTAGCTTTTTCAGGGTATCGAGTGTGGTCGGTGACGATGCGACCAATGCAGAAATAGCCGCCTGAACAAATGCTGCACTAGCCACTTGCTGCGTATTGTTTCCCACCGCTGGCGTAGGGGTTGTTGGCGTACCGGTCAACGCAGGGCTGGCAAGGGGGGCATACTCGGCAAGAGACTGCTTAACATGCGCTGTGGTCGCCAGTTGTGTACTGTTATCGGTTTTTGCCGCCGTGGGGGCGGTCGGTTTGCCAGTTAATGCGGGGCTGGCTTTCGGTGCGTATCGTGAATGGGGATCAGTCGCTGCCAGATGCTTTTCCATCAGGTCATCCGTATAGGCTTTTACCACAATCACCTGATCATCAACATACTTACGCGTTGCCAGCACCACCGAGGGATCAATTTTCAGTGTGATCGCGTCGGTACTACTGACAATCAATACCATGCGCACGGTTTGCGTACGGCCGCTGCCCTCCTGCAACTGGGGCTTGTAGGTTTCCGGGCAGTTGGCAATGGCGATCAAAATGCCGTCTTTATCGAATAGGCCAACTTCACGTATCCACCAACCGCCGTCCGTTTCGGGGATCACTTGCTCGGCGATAATCTGGCTACTATTCGCCTCATCAATACTCAATGAATTCAATGCGGCGCGGCGTTTTTCACCCAAAAGCTGAGTTTGTGCCGGGTTAGGGGTGGGTAATACACCGCCGCCATCGCCCACCGCCATCTGTGTAATCTGTAATGGGGTACCGAGAGCGGCCGCGTTTGCCAGCTTGGCCGCCCCCAAATTGGTCAGTAGCGCAAAATATTTCACTGTCATGGGTTCACTCTCATATCATCAATCAGATGCACCACGCCGCTGCAATAGCCTTGGCCGCTAACGGTAATGGTTTCGGGTAGATAGGGGTAAATGGTCATTTCGTCGCCGTCATAGCTGGCGACGCTGATGGGGATTGTTCCGTTTACATCGAGATTAATCGATAGGCCGATCAGATGGCGGCTACACGGCTTGGCATCATCAATCAGCCGCTCCAACTCCTGATACATCTCCTCAGTAATACCGGTATCCAGCACGCCAACATCCAGACGAAAAGTGCCGGGAGTCTCGTTGGTTTTCCACCACTCAATCACCTTGATCAGATAACCCAACGGCTCCACCACGCGCCGAATCGCGCCAATAGTGCCTTTGCGCTTATGCACGATGTAAGCGGCTTTCACCACTGAGCGTTTAGTCGCTTCCGGCCATTTCTCATCCCAGCGATCCACCGACCACGCCCACGCCAGATAGGGCAGTAATGCCAGCGGACAGGTGTCGGCGTTCCACAGTTTGCTTAATGGCACCTCAATACCTGCCATACGCGCACAGGCTTGTGCGGCGGCGATCTCCAGCGGGGTAGATCCAACTGGCAATAAGCGCTTATTCATCGGAGCTGCCCACCGTCAAGGTATAACCGGTGCAGTGAGCGGCCTGCGTTCTATCCAGCACCATATCTGCCAGCGGCGCGACCAGCTCCACCCGCTGCACCCCCTCAACATGCAGCGCGGCATAAATAGCTGATAGACGAATATCGCGGCCTAAGCGGCGTTGGGTGCTGATATAGCTTTGCAATCGGGCTTCGGCTGCCGCGCGAATCGGCTCGGCTTCTGGCCCCGGATAAAAATAGAGCGTGGCGTCAATCTGATACTCCACGATATCGGCGGAGTTGACGGTTAATCGATCAGCCACCGGGCGCACGTTCTCATCGTTCAGCACGGTAAAAACTTTATCCAATAAATCTTGTGCGGCTACGCCGTTCCCCTCGCGAGAGAGCACAGTGATAGTGACGCAAGCGGGGGACGGGCTGATTGCGGAGGCGTCAGCAATGCGGCCGTCAGCACTGCGAGCATGGTATTCATACGCGCCGGTCGGCCCCGCTACGCTCAAACCCTCAAAGGCTTGCGGGATACGCACCCGAAAATCGTCGTCAGACTCCATCACTGCGGTAATCGGTGGGATGGCGTCTGGATTGGCTGGCGTGATGGTCAGTCGCGCAATACCATTATTCGCGCCGAGGTGATCTAAATCGCTACCGATAGCATGAGCCACCATCACCGCCTGCGCCCCCTCATTGACACGCTGACGCAACAGCAATTCACGGTAGGTACTCTCCTGCAACAGTTTCACTATGGGTTCCGATTCAAATGACAACGTTAGGCGCACCGCGTCTTGTTGGTCAGCCGGATATAAGGCAATAAATGCCTCTTTGCGCACGGCAAATAGGCTTTCAAAATCCAGTGATTCAATCACCAGCGGGGCCGGTAACTGGCTTAAATCAATGATTGGCATTATTGGCCTCCTAGTGGCACGGCCAAACTCAACCGGCTATCGCTATCGGTTCGACTACCGGATAAATCCACTATCATCTGGCCGTCAATCTGAGTGGTGATGCTGATGGCATTTAAGGTCACGCGCGGTTCCCAGCGCATAACAGCACCATAGACAGCAGCCATCATTTTCAAGCGTAAAGCGGGATTTTGCGGCTGGTCGATCAGAGTGGATAACAGCGAGCCATAATCACGGCGCATCACCCGCGAGCCTTGCGGCGTGGTGAGAATGTCGCTGATTGATTGGCGAATGTGGTCAATATCACCGATGTTTAAACCGCTGTTGCGGTTCATGCCGATATACTTATCAGTTGTCACTTAATCCCCTCCGTCCAGCTTCCACCGTGCTGCACGCCGCCATGGTCATGATTATCAATCACCACGCCATTGGATGAGAACTGGCCGCCGGAATGTTCAATATTTCCGGTCATTTTTCCGCTTTGTTTCACTTCTAAGGTGGCGGTGGTCAGATGTTGAGTGCATTCCACTTCGGGTGTATCCAGGGTGATTTTGACTGATGCGGTACAGGTGATACTGGGGGCGGTAACATCCACCGATTTACTGGCCTCAATCACCGCCGTGGCTATGCCGGTGACAGCCAGGTGACTGGTTTCCGGCTCATACTCAAAACGCGCACCATCAGGAAAAGTGATCACCATGGCATCAGCCGATTGTGACGGCGCGGAATGAGCATCAGAAAAAATGGCGGGCAGCACAAAGCCGGTGGTGAGTTCACCGCCGATACTCAGCACCATGACTTGTTCACCTTTGGACGGCGCAGACCAAAAACGCACCCGACCGGCGCGTAGCGTTAACCAATTGAGCCAATCGGTTTCAAGGTTGCCAATTTTGACCCGGCACAATCCGTTAGCAAGATCGACGTCTGAGACGATGCCAATGCGGATAATGTTAGCCAACAGGCGTTTAAGGCCAGCAATAAGGATATTCATGCGGCCAGTGTGCCGCCTACGGGCGCGCGCGGCATGTGATGAGTTTTGTGTGAGGGATGGCACAAAGAAAAAGGGCAAATGACATCGAGTACAGTCGCGTCTATCTGTGCTGCAGCGAGTTTTTACATCGGTAAAATACGTGTGTTTAACTGTATTGACGGGCGTGGCCAACACAGATAAAAATGACTATTTAGCAATGTGCTCTAATGCTAAATCACCTATCCATTCTAAATCACTGTCAGTAAATCCCAACAACTGGCGGCGCTCATATTTCACCATTGGCCCGTTTTTTGTGACCTTATCGCGCAAGCCGTAGTGATGTACCCGCACCAGATTATTAACCTTGCCACTGAATGTAACTGCGGCCTCGTCGGCGTTGGATTCGGCCTTGATAAAGCGGGCAGTGCGCAGTTTGGTAAACATCTTGCGCTTGATGCGGCCTTGCTTATCACGGCGTTTTTTCTTGCGCGCAACAAAAGGGGAGCTGTCCGGGTTCTGCTGTGCCTGAATGTGTTTTTGCTGGCGCTGGCGTAACTCTTTAGCCACCTGACGCATAAATGCACCGCGCGCCTGTGGTGCCAGTTGCGCCAGTAAGATGGATAAAGTTTGGCCTAGCTCATGCAGGTCATTCATGCGGCCCATTCCGCCACGGTTTTACCGTCAACATTCACTTTGTAACTTTTGACAAAATGCTCCGGTGGTACTGGCTCTTCCATATGAGTCACGGTTAACGTTCCGTCTTGCTCTTTAACAATGGTGCGCTCGGTCAGTTTAATGTCAAAGCTGATATCACAGACCTTATTATCCAAATAGTCGACCTCAAAGGTGAAGCCATCCTGACGTTTATCGGGGTTTGCCATGATATCCGGCTGATGGGTGCGCAACCAATGCAGGATCGGCACCACAATCAAATCAATGCTATCAGCATAATCGGTCACCACCAGATTTAAGGTGTACTGATACTCAAACGATAATGACGGGGCCAGCGTGGCAATAATCGCCCCTTTATCAATAAACACATGTAAGCAATCTGGATTTTGCTTGATATACGGCACCGCCTTTAAAATAGCGCTACGCAGCGAATCAGGCTTTAACATTGGCAGCCCCTTGCTGGCAAGTCAGCACTGTATCAACTTGCGCCGCGCAAGCGTGTAAAGCCGCTTCCAACTGGTCAATGTCGTCGTTTAAATCACCGTTAGTGTGCGGTTCCGCTGCTGGAAATTGGCACTGCGCCACTCTCGGACAGCCATTGACGGTAATCTGCGGCCCCGGTGATGGCGGGGCGTCGGCGCAACCGGATAATATCATCAGGCAGGGGAGTATCAGCCCAGCGGCGTAAGGTTTCATTTTCACGATATAACCTCTTGATTTGATTATTACGTTGCGCCAATAACTGATCCGTACTGGCAACCTGCTGGCGTAATTGCGCCTGTGCCTGATTGTTGGCGTTGGCGGTCAGTGCCAGGGCAATAAGTTGGCCGTTTTTACTGGCTACGTCGGCGGCTTGCTGATCAATCACCGCTTGCCGAGCCTCAGACAAACGATAAGTTTGCACACCACCGGCGATCAGCAAGACAGCGGCAATCGGCCAGACCAACGATGCTGCATTGAAGATTGGCATGGTGTTAGCTCGGATATTGACGGGCGGGCAATTGAAAATGCGGGCCGTCTTTAAATGTTGCCCAGTTACCGCCCCATTCCACAGCGATCCCCAACTCGGCGGCGGCCTGTTTCATCGCGTCAGCCATTGGATAGAAATATTTCCATTCCCAGCTGACCTTGCCGTCCGGCAGCGGCACAATATCGACCGCATGACCGGTTAAATGGCGGCTGTTCAGGGTTTGGCTGGCTCCAGCTTTGACCAGCTCACGTTGGCGCTCGATTGTGCGGCGGCCCTCGATCACTTTAAAATCAATCGGGGTCAATTCCAGCGCGCGGCGCACCACTTTCACCAAATCAGGATGCACGCCGATCAGATTGGTTTCGCTGGTTTTGCCGAAAATAAATTTATTGCTTGGCATCAGTGGTTCCCGTCTTTTTGTTAACAATTTTAAATACCAGCTCGCGGATGGTCTGCAAGCCGATCAGCCCGATAAGACAACTGACAAATATCTCCACTTTCCCGGCGGCAACTTCGGTTAACGCGCCATTTAGCCAGGGAATGGCATCAATCAGGTGGATCAGCATCGGGGAAATTACCGGGCCGATATTGACGCCGACCAGCCCACACACCACCCCCTCGCCAATGCCCTCACGCAACTTACCGCCGCCCCACACTACGCGGCGAAACGCCACAATAAAGGCGACCAGAAAGCCGTTTATCACGGTTGAATGGGTAGAATAAAAGGCCAGTACCACCCCCACCCAACTTGGATCTTTTTCTGGCATTTTCATATCCGTTACCCCCTGTGGGGAATTGTGCAATTAGTCCCAAAGTTGCAGGGTTTGCGTCGTTGTGGCGGCGCTGACTTCGGGCATTTCCACCGGATAACCGTGCGGTAAAGTTGGCCCGATATCCGCTAAACCCGGATTGGCCGCCAGCACTTTCTCAGTCACGCCCTCGGTGCGGCCGTAGTAGCGCCAACACATGGCGTCAAGGGTGTCGTACTGCTGGGCCAGAATGCGCATTAAATCAATTCCACTGTCATGCGGTTGATGGCCTGAATATCGTTAATTGCCCAGGCAGCATCACGGCGCAAATTATCAATGGTGGGTTCCAGTGAATCGGCCCGCTTGCCGCCAGTGCCGGTAGTATCAAAGCCACGAAAACGATCAGTTAAACGGGCTTGCATCAGGCAAAACACCGCCGTGCGGTACAACTGAATACGGGTACTTTCCTCATTCAGTTTTTCCGCTGGCACCTCCGCTGCTGACAGATAACCCTGTTTTTGCTGGGTTAAGCGCCAGACTGTCAGCCGATCATTCACTTCATTGATGGCAAACAGTGCCGCCTCAATCACGCGCGGCTGCGTGATGGTGCCGTCCTGACGCGACTCTTCGCGGTACTGATTCAGGTCAATATCCGGCCAGAAGCCATCATTTTTGATAACGGCTTTTTCCGTTGGCTCCAGCGGCTCTGGTGCCTCTGGTGTCTGATTGCCATTGATGATGATTTCCATGCTGAGACTCTCAAAATAAGCGGGCGGTGGACGTTGGCTTTGCCAGAGTAATAAATATTCTGGGTTAGTCAGCGTGCCGCCCTCGCCGGGGCGTTTGGGTGATTAGGTTATTTTATTTGCCATTTTGGGCTTGGGCAGTGCTCGCACAAAAGTACGTGTACTTTTGAACGCCAATAAAGGCGGCCCGTAAGGGTGAGCGAAGCGAATAACCATCACGTACTACGTGTACGCTCCGGTTGCTGCGCGCTGTCCGCGTCCAAACTGCCTACAACAATTACGCCTAATCGAATTTTTCTTAAGTGGCTTTAATCAGCTTCTCAAGATTCTTGATATCGGTTTTCACACCGCCGTTATCATCCAGTTGCAGCGCCGTTTTCAGGTTTGCCAGTGCGAGAACGTGGTCGCCGTCCTGACGTAGGGCATAGCCAACAAACTTATGCAGTCGGGCGCAAACCATATCCGGCATATCCTGACCGGTTAAAATTTGCTGGGCGCGTAATAGCTGCTGAGTATCCAGCGGTTTTTGGTCGGTCAAGGTACGCTGGGCAATGGCGGCGACTTCCTCGGCAATCAGACAGGCGGTGGTGCGCTTAAAGCTATCCGGCGTGACTAAATCATGCTTGATGGCATACTCCGCAATATCTAAAGCACGAGTGATATCGCCGGTATCCAGATGCCAAATCAACATGCGCATCAGAATATCGTCCTGTTCGCCGCTATCTTTCGCCAGCACACCCGCCACCCACGGAAGATAGGTGGGCAACATGCCTTGTTTAACCTCGGCTTTGCGGGCTATCGATTCAATACGGCCCAGCTGGGCCATATCCTGTTGCAGCTTGAACAACAACAACTCGTAGTTGCTGGCGTGGCTCAGGTTGGCCGCCTCGCTCAGTGAGTCCGATTGTTGAGCCGCCACAAATAGCCGGTGACGGCGAACGGGGTTAGTCATAGTAATTAACCCTCTTTTGGCGCGGAGAAATCACCGAATTCAATGTTTTCAATCAGCGCCACGCCGTCGAAATCTTCAACCACATAGGCTTCATTGACTGACTCATAGTTTTCAATACGATCGCGTTTTGGATTGTCGATAATGTGGCGGCGGCGGGTGCCGTCTTGCCAATAAATAGACAGGTTATCCAACCGGGTGATCAAGATGGCGTTAGCCGGGAACGAGGGCGCGCGCACTGCGGGCAAACCGCCAATACGTTTTTGACTGATAATTAAATCAGCGGCCAGCGTTTCGCTGTTCGGCTGTTCCTGATTGACGATCGGGAAGTATTTATCTGCCAACAACTGACGGCCAACAATCACCACCAGTTCGGTATCGTCCTGGTACCACGGCTGAATCAGCTCGTCAGTGGCGGCCATCACCAGCGCGTCAAGATTGTGAAAGTCGCCGCCTTTGCCGATGCGGATTTTTGCTGAAATCACATTACCTTGCTCATCAACCACTTTATCCATCACCTGCCCGGGAGCATCTTCACGAATGCCTTGTAGCCAGCCACGGCTTACATCTTCCAGTAGCTTATTAACGGTATGATCGGAGGTTTTTGCGCGGTGAGTACCGTTGAAACCAATCATGATGCGATCGAGTGCCTGGCGTTTCACAATGGCATCACGGATACGGGTTTGAAAATCAGGGAATTTAGCCCACATATCCAATTTGATATAAGCCAGCGCGGTATCAAAGTTAGTCTGAGTACAGTTGTATTTTGTCCCATCCAGACCGCTGGGATCGGAGGCTTCACGCTCTTGCTTTGAGGTGTCAGTGGTACTGGCAATCGGGCGATCAATGCTTAAGCCAACCTTTTCACCCTCTTTTTCATCTACTGGATAGATGTTTATTTTTGACAGGAAAACACTGCTTTCCTGTTGTTTAGTTTCCAATTTTTGCGCAATGGACGGCTCAACGGTAAATTTCGCGCTGATGTCCTCTTTATTGTCCAAATTGTTCAGTTTGGCGACTTGCTGCAAAAACTGGTTGTACTTAAATCGGGTGGTTTTTTTCATGTGAAATTAAATCCTTAACGTAGCAAGCGTAATAAATTAGCAATCCGTCAAAATGGCACTGTCATTGCCGGTTGAGCGCTCGCGCTGGGAAAAAATGCGGTCTGTTTTACTGAGCGTGGTTTTAAGCTCGGCAAGCTCTTGATTTGTTACATCACTGGCGGTTTTTAGCTCAGAAAACTGCTGTTCCAGTGCGGTAAGGGCGTTAAATTTCCCCTCAACTTGTTGCGCGACCAATTCAACCGCTTGATGCACATCGCTAAAACGCGCATCATCACCGGTTTGCTTTTTGGTAAACATGGTCTTGATGGTGGTCAGCAGGTTGGTTTTAACTTCCTGCTCGGCTTCAAATTCCAGATTGATTTCGGTGGCTTCGGTAAAAATGGCGTCCGACTGACTTTTGCGCGATGCCAGCGGGCTATGTTCGCTTTGCGCGCAGAATGTCAGCATTTCAGCGCCTAATGAGGCCGGGGTGTCAGTAAAACCAATGCCGGTTAAATAGGCTTTGCCGGTATCCGCGAATTTCTCAATATATTCAATGCTGGAGTAGACCTTTTGCCGCGCCTGACGCAGTTTCACCAAATCGTCAGTGGCATCGACCTGGACAAGCAGCGCTAATTTGCCTTTCAGTGGCCCGTCACTGATTTCTTCATATTTAACTGCCGCGATATCGCCATAGGCGCGAAACAGGCTATCGGGCAAAACACTCTTGATATGTTCCAGATTGGCACGCGAGCCACGGAATGCCGGGTTATAGCTTTCGGCCATTTCAATGATGTGTGCGCGGGGAACATGGCGGCCATCACTGGTGGCACCCTCCACCACGGCACGGAAAAACTTGGATATTGGCATGTGATTGATTCCGGTTTGATTCGATAGTAGTGACCTATGTTGGCGACCGGCGGCAAACGGAACAATCAGGCGCTGTTGTGCCATGGCTGGCACAAGGTGTAATGCGGGATGGAGGCGGTGCGGATAGGTAGCCTTGCTGCAATTAAGCAATAAAACAGGCTATTTAACATGGAAAGCGTTGCTATCAATGCCGATTTAGACCCCCGCCGTCAAGCCATGTATCTGTACTGGCAAGGGCTGCGTATTGCCCGAATTGCGGAAATGATCGGCGAGAAAGCCGTCACGGTACACAGTTGGAAGCGCCGCGACAAGTGGGACGCTTACGGGCCATTGGATCAGATGCAACTGACCACGGCAGCGGAATATTGCCGCCTGATAATGAAACCTGTCAAGGAGGCCAAAGACTACAAAGAGATTGATTTGCTAGGCCGGCAAGCCGAACGTCACGCCCGTATCGGTAAATACAACGATGGCGGCAACGAGGCGGATCTCAACCCCAATATTGAGAAGCGCAACAGCGGAACACGCAAGGCCGCACAGAAAAATGTATTCAGTGAGGCGCAGGTTGCCAAACTGAAAGATATTTTCAATGAATCCATGTTCGACTATCAGCGTAACTGGTATGAAGCTGGTTTATCACCTGATTTCCGTATTCGTAACTTGTTAAAATCGCGCCAAGTCGGGGCAACCTACTTTTTCTCTTGGGAAGCCTTGCTTGATGCGCTCGACACCGGCCGCAACCAAATGTTTGTTTCCGCCTCCAAAGCGCAGGCGCACCAGTTTAAAAACTATATTGTCGCCGCTGCACGTCAAGTGGATGTTGATTTGCGCGGTGAGGTGATTATTTTACCCAATGGCGCGGAAATGCACTTTCTCGGCACTAACGCCAGCACCGCACAGGGCCGCCCCGGCAATCTCTATCTGGATGAATATTTTTGGATACCCGGCTTTCAGAAGTTACGCCGTGCCGCATCGGGTATGGCCTCACAGAAAAGATACCGCGCTACCTATTTTTCTACTCCGTCCAGCACTTCACATGAGGCTTACCCGTTCTGGGCTGGCACCCTGTTTAACAAAGGCAAGGCCAAAGATAAGCGCATTGAAATTGATGTCAGTTATCCGCGGCTGGCCGCCGGTCGACTGTGCGAGGATAAGCAGTACCGGCAGATTGTCACCATTGAGGATGCACTAAAAGGCGGCTGCGACCTGTTTGATATTGATGAATTACGCAATGAAAACAGTGACGAAGATTTTGAAAACCTGTTTATGTGCGGTTTTATTGATGATAACGCCTCCACGTTCAAACTGGCCGAAATGCAGCGTTGCATGGTGGATAGCTGGGAAAAATGGACAGACGTCAAACTGCTGGCGTTGCGGCCGTTTGGTGATAGGCCGGTGTGGATTGGCTACGACCCAGCCAGCACCGGTGATAGTGCCGGTTGCGCCGTTATTGCGCCGCCAGTGGTGGCGGGCGGTAAATTCAGGGTATTAGAGCGCCACCAGTGGAAAGGGATGGATTTTGCCGACCAGGCCAGCAATATCAAAAAAATCACCGAGCGCTATAACGTCACTTACATCGGTATTGATGATACCGGGCTGGGCCGTTCCGTGACGCAATTGGTGCGGCAATTCTTCCCGGCGGTTAACGCCATTCACTACAGCTTAGAAATGAAAGCCGACCTGATTTATAAGGCCAAAAATATTATTCATGGCGGCCGTCTGGAATTTGACGCGGGCTGCATTGATATTGCCACCGCGTTTATGTCGATCCGCAAAACCATGACCGCCACCGGCCGCAACGCCACTTTTGTCACTGACCGCTCCAAAGACGTCAGTCACGGTGATGTGGCCTGGGCCATTATGCACGCCCTATTCCATGAGCCTCTTGAGGGCATTAACAGCAATAACACCAGTGTGATGGAGATATATTAATGAAACACGCTATTTCTGATGAAACCAGTACCGAACACCTTAAATACTGGATGCGTAGATGGGCCTTTAATCATCAGCGTGAGTGGTATAAAGCCGGTATTGATAATCGCACCCGGAATATAACCAAAACACGACAGGCCGGTGCAGATATATTCTTTGCTCTTGAGGGGTTAATTGACGCTCTTGAAACCGGACGAGATCAAATCTATTTCAACTCAGGAGACGACGCGGACAGTGCGGCGCAGCAATACACCCTTAACTGGATGAAGATTGGTCATATTGCTGACTTTGATACCGTAGGAGGTAACGTTAGTAAATTGAACGCCATTCGTTTGAATAACGGCGCACAAATCAGCTTCGTTAATGAAAGTTCACACACTGCGGGATATTCCGGCAATGTTTACGTGAGTGAATATGCCTGGGCGGATAACCCCGACAAATTATTAAAAATAGCCAAAGCCATATCGATGCATAAGCATCACCGCAGTACGTTTTACACCAGCCCCTCACACAATTTGGATGCTTTTAATTTCTGGTTACAGGCGCAGGAGAGCGAGTCTCAATGGAGCCAAATCGTCACCATTGAAGATATCGCCGGTAATGGATGCTTATATTGTCCTGATGATGTTGTCAGGCTCAGGGAGGAAATGAGCGAACTCGAATTTGCCATGCTTTACATGTGCCAATGGCCCACTCAGGCGGCAAATCAGGTGGTGTCACTATGAGCCGTAAACAGCGAAATAAACGTAATACAACGGCAATGGTAAAAAGCAGCGCACCGCAAGCCGAGGCGTTTACTTTTGACGACCCGATCCCGATGATGGATCGGCGCGATATTCTGGATTATCTGGAATGCGCCGTAATGGATCGCTGGTATGAGCCGCCGGTATCATTCAACGGTCTGGCTAAATCCTTTCGTGCGGCAGTGCATCACAGCTCGCCTATCTACATGAAGCGTAATGTACTGGTTAGCCTATTTGAGCCGCACCGGCTGCTATCAAAGCAGGATTTTAGCCGCTATGCGCTGGATTTTTTGGTGTTCGCCAACTCGTTTTTAGAGGCCCGCTATAACCGGCTCGGTGGCATCATAAAACTGGTACCCAGCCCGGCAAAATATACCCGCCGAGGTGTGGATCTGGATACTTACTGGTATGTCTCATCTTATGGCAACCCACACCCATTTGAAGCCAACAGCGTTTTTCACCTGTTAGACCCGGATATTAACCAAGAGGTTTACGGCGTTCCTGAATATCTCGCCTCATTAAACTCGACCTGGCTTAATGAGGTCGCAACGCTCTTTCGCCGTAAATATTATCTGAATGGCAGTCACGCCGGATTTATCCTGTATATGAACGACGCCGCCCACAAACAGGAAGATATCGACGCCTTACGCAAGGCGCTGAAAGAATCCAAAGGGCCGGGCAATTTCCGCAATTTGTTTATGTATGCCCCAGCCGGTAAAAAGGACGGGATACAGGTGATCCCGCTGGCAGAAGTGGCGGCGAAAGATGAATTCGCCAGTATTAAGAATGTCACCCGCGACGACCAGTTAGCCATGCAACGGGTGCCACCGCAATTGATGGGTATTTTACCCAATAATACCGGTGGTTTCGGTGATGTGGAGAAAGCCGCACGGGTGTTTGCCATTAACGAACTGGCCCCCTTGCAAGAGCGGCTAATGGAAATTAATGATTGGGTAGGGGAGGAAGTTATCAGATTTAAGCCCTATGAATTACTCGCCAAACAAGAATAAATTCAATTTATGCACACACTAACCGCCTTTTAGGCGGTTTTTGCATTTATATGCATACAAAAAATACACTGGCCGCCGATTTATCTCTAATGCTGAAATTGTGTCAGTCACATCGAGTAAAAATTAATTCACTGTGACATGTCACAAGCCTCTTGATTTTGTTTCTGTGCCATGTCACGATTTTAAAAGAGCAAGCCGCAACGGCCACATAGAAAATCAGTGATAATTGCTCATATTGTTTAGCTAACTGACCGCTACAACACCGCAAGTTCAACGCGCAACAATCCGCATTATTCTATTCACCCCTTAATCACTATCTAAGCCGCGCCAATACTGGGTTTTTAGCCTCTTCCTAACTGCATAAAAAGTGAATATTTAGTCATCGCAAAGCGCGGGCGGGGGAGCGCGCGGAACGGGGTGTAGTCGGTGGTGCCGTGTCTCCGCATATATGGCATAAATCACCCTGTATACGCATGTGCTCAACCCTGCCTTTTCGGCATAAAATGCACATCATCGGAGGTGAAATAAAAAAGCGCCTCTCTGTGTGGCGTGGAGGCGCTTTTGTGTGGGGTGATTTTGAGGGTAAATTGAGTGAGACTTTTATTTTATTCAAACTGACGCATATCTATTCATTTCTATGGTTTATTTAATATTGTGGTAGTACACTATCAGCACCCGCGTTATAGGGTGTCCAACATCAGTTTCTTATACCCCTGCGTCTGCCAGCACTCCGTGTCACCTTGTAAACAGCAACCGGCTTTATCGCCCGGTAATGTGTCACCACATCGCTTGCAACTGCTTTTTTTCAACTCATCAAGCTGTTTGTGTAGCAATTTATTGTCCTGGCGAAGCAAGCCGATCAAATACTCGGCCCGTTCATAAGGCCCGCGAGCAATGCGGCGCTGTTCGCAGCCCTCCAGTAGCATTGTCATTTCTGCGGTATCCAGACGTAAAGTCAGTTCAGTGATACCTAATTCTTTATCCCGCTGGCGCTGGGCGCGCTTACGTTCACTTGCTGCTGTCACAATCGGCCACCTCTTAAAATTTAATACGCATGAATCGGTTTGCATTCCAGCAACCCAAGCCAATAATTTCTATTTTTGAGGTGAAATGTTTATGGCTTTTCTCCTCTTTTTTAAACGTCTTTAAGGCTGCAATCCCGTGGAGCAATTCGATTCTTGCAAAAATATCTACAGTTCTATCTTCATGAAACTTAAAGTTTTCATCTTTAAAGTTTTTAAAGACTGACCTTGTAGCAAGATAGCCATAAGCGAAACGATCGGCCCTAACGGCCACTAACTCAACCCGGCGGCGTTCCATTTCTTCATTAAATAAAAACTGAATATCTGTCTTGATCATTTCATTCTCCTAATAGAAATAGGTCTATTTCTTATATCCCTGGCCTTTTTCAGCCAGCCCACGAATTGCCGGGCGGGCCAATATGATTCTCTGGCAATCGTGAATAGCTCGGCAGAACTCATCACGCTCATATGGATGCTCAACCGGAAGCTGTAAATATTGATTCCATGCGTCGCCAAGCATTTGAGCAACGCGCTGTTCATCGGTTAACAATGTGCAAAGGGTGTCGGTGTAATTAATGTTGGTGACTTTCACGGTTTACTCCCTCTCGCAATTTCGCCACTCGGCTCATCACGTTAAATGTCCGCTGGGCGGTGGTTGGTTGGCACTGGTACAAACAACAATCCTCTCTTGCTCGCCAGTTCTGGCCGCCGATGGTCAACGTTGCGCCGCAAGCCAGTGATTGCGCCTGTTGCTTGCTAATGGAAAGCCCGATTGACTCGGCAAAATCACGGATTTTTGTTGCCACTGGTGCCAGTTGTGCGGTTTTTTCTTGCCGCTGGGCGGCCTTTTCGGCTGATGCCTGGCGTGATAACTCCTCCGCTTGCGTCAATGCGTTGGTTTTAATCGTTGCTACCGGCTCGTTTTTTATCCTACGGAACAAGGCTCGACGTTCTGCATCGGTGATCGCGGTGAAATCGATTATTTTATGCTCTGATGTTCTGTCTGTTGCCTCCTCCGGTTCGCGTGTTTTTTGCTCTACCGGAGAGTTATTGACAGAACTCCAAGGGACGGCGGGGCCGTCCTGAAAAACATCAAACCCCACGGCAACAGCGGGCTTCACCTTTTGGCGGGCGACAATTTTCCAAGTTTTTAGGCGGGTACAGATGCGCGACGCCTCGCCCAAAAGCGGGGAATAGATGCCGAAAATCTTCTCGGTGATTTCGCCGTAGGCGTTGGGCTGTTCATTGTCCTGATAGGCAATGCGTACGGTGTATTCTTCGCGGGGGATCAGTACGCCGCCTTGCTTCATGATGTAAGTAGCAAAGCACCCAGCATCAGCGGCGGCGGTAACAGCATCCATTGCCGGATCGACTAATAGCTGCTTGCCGCGCTGATAGGTGCCGGAAATCTTGAGGGTGGTCACCATTTGATTGCTCAGTTTGCGCAATTCCCGCCAGACGGTTACCGGTGGGGTGCCTATTGGCTGATATTGGCGAATCCGGTGGCGTGACGCCCAAGCCATAGCAAAGCGTGCCGTCTCTTTCATCGGCTTACCGGTTTCATTGTCCAATTCGCCATCCAGCGCGTAACCATCAATATTTTTACTGATATATTTAGCGATATAGGCGGTGGCGCTACCTTTCTTCGGATCCAGCCGTTTAGCGGTAAAACGGGCGCTAGTGCGCTTACCTAATTCGTCGCGATCAGTTTTGACGGCATAGGCGCGCATAATCTCAGTGATTGCGTGGCGTTCTTGCGGTTTCATAAATAGCAGTAAGTGCCAGTGCGGTGTACCGTCATGATGCGGCTCGGCCACACGAAAACCATAAACGCGCAGATTTTCACGGCCCAGTTTTGAACCGATGTTAGCCCACAGCTTGGTGAGATAGGCTTGCGCCTGTGGTGGCGTGCTGTGATTCCATTTTGGGTTAGCGTGGCCGCTTTGGTTGTTGGCGTGGTATTTAGACGGGCAAGTAATGGTGTAAAACACCCCAACATCACCACGCGACTGAGCAACCAGCTCGATCCCTTTCATGCGCGCCATCAACTCATGACGGCGAATAGTTGGATTGCTGATACTGGCGTCCACCATTGCTTCTAAAGAGACGGTGTTGCCCTCAAGATCAACTAATTCATGTCGCTTGAAGAATTCACGGTTGCGGCGCTTTTGCTCCATCCAATCGGCTAACGCTTCTTTGCTGATGTAAGGTGCGGCACGCTTATGGATCAAGCCAGCGGCGCGCAACTGGCTTTCTCGCCAATCATTACGCAGTCGCCACAGTTTACACTCCCACCAATCGGCATTAATCAACCGGGCAATAGCAGAATAATAAACTGCACGATCCACTGGTTCATCTGGTTGGTTGGGCTTCGGCCCCAGCTCGCGCCAGTGCGGCGGCTTGACCCGTAAAGACCGCACTTCAAGCGCAATATTGCGATAAATGGTTAATAACTCGGCATCGGATAGGGTGCGGGTTTCGTCGGTGGGTGTTGATACCTCGGTGCAAAACATTTCATTAATACGGCCCGCAACATCATTTGCCAGTGATTTAACCCGGCGTTTATTCAGTTCGGCAAGGTGACTATAGACACCCTGAAAATAAGCCATTAACTCAGAAATTCGGCCTCGTCTAATGCCCTGATATTCGCGCACAGCATCCAGACGTAACAATGCATTCTTGCCGGTGCCGGTTAAGAATGCATTGGTATGTTTATCGCCATGATTTTCACGTAACCATCTAATTTTATTTTGAAAATGCGATTTAATAAAAATAGGCTGCTGATCAATACGGGCCTCTACACCTTGCGGTGAATCCGCCCACTGTTGCTTGTCACGCAAGTAGGCTTGGCGCTCAAGCTCGGCGCGTTCCCTACGCATTTTAAGTAAGGTTTGGTTAGGCTCGCGTAATTCGGTATAGCCCAACGCATTGAGGCGTTTCACATAGCGAATAACCAGCGGGTGAGATTTTGGTTTTGCTACCACTGCGACCGGTGCTAAAGATTGGTAGCCACCAATGGCAGGGCGCGGGGCATTCCATGAGTGCTCCCATTCAATAGAAACATCACCGCTGCCCGGATAAGGCAGCGGTGGTACTGGGGTGATGCGGCTTCGTGAATGCTCGGTCATTCGCATACACCGGCATAAACAGAATTACAGACGGCATGGTCATTTGCTGATGCCAGCAAATCAAACTGACTACCGCCGCGTGTGGTTAGCGCCCAGTCTCGGTAAGTCTCAATGCCATGTGACTCAATGGAAATACATTCAATCCGGCGCTCAGATTTACGCGGATCCTGAGTTGATGGAAAAAAGGTTGAATTACCGCGACGAGAGCAAGAAGCAACCAGCCTTTCCCAGCGAGCTACGCGGGCGATCTCTTCCGGCCACCGGCTGAATATCTCCGCTAATTCGGATTTTCTGGCATGGATGCAAGGCATGCAGCCAACACGGCTACATCCTTGTTGATACAGTGGGTTGGGTTTAATTCCATGATATTTAGCGAGCGCAAAAACATCCTCATGTTTCCAATCAAGGATCGGGCGGTAAACATTCAGGCCGGGTGTGTTATCTGCGTCAGTTTCCCATTCAGGCAACAATGCGCGATCAGGCGACTCTTGCGCGCGCACACCTTGCCAACTGATTACTTCGTCATATTCTTCCAGCATGGGAATGACAATTTGGTCACGGATTGGCGCATGTTTCAGCTCGAACGTACAAAAGCGCGCCTTGGTGGATGGAAAGCGGCCTTTCCACATGCAGAGATCTAGAAAAGGGTTACCGGTGGGGTGTAAAACCTCAAGCGCTTCGGCGACCCGTTCCGCTGCCTGATCAGGCGTTAGGCCGCATTCGGTGACTAAAGTAGTCGGCCACACTCGCGCTATGAAATCACGCTTACCATTAATCTGACGCACAAAGTCCGCTTTAACTCGGATAATTGCACCTAGCTGTTCTTCCAGATAATCCAGATATTCCATAGTTTGGGGATGTTCGTGCCCAGTATCGGCAAACACTCGGATGTGATTTACACCGGCCTCGTGCGCTAAAAGCGATTGGGCCAGCGAATCCTTACCACCTGACATGCTAATAATGCTAATTGCATCACTGGCGAAAGCCCGTAAATCAATAGGCACTAGCCCATGTGGATATGAGAATATTTTCATTTCTCACCTGCCATATTGTTCTTGGCTGGTGCTTCATAGATAACAGTTGAATCAGGCCCGCTCGCGAAATCAAAACCTATCCATGGGCGGGGCTGCATAACCGCAATAATCTCATTCACTGCCTTGCGGCCGTCGGCTTTACAACTTGCAGAGCGGGGGGCGGTAATGCTGTGAATATCAAAACTTTCATAAAGATACCGGCCGTGTGGGGTGTCGCTGTTCGATGCGATAACGAAGCAACCCTGACCTGCGGTGATCGTGAGTATTTCCGACAACCAAAATTGCTCATTAGAACTAAAGCTGCCGGTGTGGTAACTGGTGAAATCTGCGGTCGCAGAAGTCGGGATATAAGGCGGATCGCAATAAACCACGTCGCCCGGTTCGGTCATTGTTAGCGCTTCGGAAAAGTCACAGCATATAAATGTGGCCTTTTTTGCTTTTTCAGCGAAATGGCGGATCTCAGCTTTGGGGAAATAAGGCGCTTTATATCTTCCGTAGGGAACGTTGAATTCGCCTTTTTGGTTATAGCGGCAAATACCGCCATGGCAATGACGGTTTAAATATAAAAACATGGCGGCGTTGAATTCGTCGCTGAATTCACGCTCATTAAAAGATTGGCGATTAAAATAATAATCAGCCTCGTTGTTATCCAATCTGAAAAGCGCTTCTGCAAGAACAATGACGGTTTTATAATCTTTTTGTAATTGCTGATAGAAATTAATTAAATCTCCGTTAATATCAGCAATTAAATATTCGTCATAATCTGTATTCAGCATGACAGAGCAAGAACCGGCGAACGGCTCTACCAGACGTTTTCCGGCTGGTAGATGCTGGCGCAAGATTGGCATAATACGGCCTTTGGAACCGGCCCATTTTAGCGGGGAGAAAATACGTTTCATGATTTCACTCCCGCCATAGCACGGATAACACCCAGCGTTGTTTTACAATCGGCAAGCGCGCGGTGCGGCGTTCCATCAATAACAACGCCTTGTTGTTCGGCTGCATTACTCAGCCTTTGCCATTTAAATTTATTCCGCTTCTGATCCCACTGGCCGTAATACTCGGCATAATTGCGCATGGCGCATTCGGCGTTAAGCTCAAGAGAACCAAAGCCGCAGCCGTTTATTCCCGCTGTTTGCAAAATTAACCGGACATCAAAATCAACGTTGTAAATAACTAGTCTTCTGGTGTGGATGAGCACCATGAGTTGCCAATGAATATCACGCCATGTTGGGGCGGCGGCGACCATTTCATTAGTAATACCATGAATCGCAGTTGCCTCGGCTGGGATGGGATTGCGTGGCCTAATCAGCGTATTGAGCAATACTTTACCGGTGCAGTCGATAATACATATTTCTATTATCTCGGCATCTTTACCAAGGCCCGTTGTTTCCGTATCCAGAATAAGACAGTTATTCTTTAACCACTGGTTAGCGCGATATTTTGCAATTAACTTGCAGTATAACTTTCCGGATTTTTTAATAGCTTTCCAGAAAGCGTTCGCCAAGTGATAGGGTAAGTTAAAAATATTCAAAATGGGATACCTCCATCAGAACCATCAAGGTAACAATCTATAGAATCAATTCCCTCAAATGAGAGCATGACGTAGTTGGATATAGCGAAATCACATGGAGTGACGTCCGTAACTTCAACTACAATGCTTCGCCCTGAATATCCGGCGTTTAATTCCCATTCATTTAAAATTAAACAATCGCCGACAGAAAAATTACGGTCATTCAGTCGCAATTCAGCTTTTTTACATCCGATGAATACGGCGTCGAAATACTCCGGAAGTATTTTTAATGAATGAAACGCTGGTACTTTCTGAGATGCTCCTTGCATGTTCAGCGCTTCTCTGTAGGCTGACTCAGTTTTATTAATGGCTGAAATAACATTGCTCACAGTCTTGTGTGCATGACTGGCGGTGCAATTCTTGCCGTGAGTTGTCGCTTCAATAGCTGTTACTATCGAGTCCAGATAGCCCGATACTTTCATTGCAGCACCGGAAGCTATTTCTACCTGTTTTTTTAAGGCATCTATAGAAGTTGATTGTTTATTTAACGCACATTCCAGATAGGTGAGATCTGCAAGCGCCTTACCTTTCTCGCCAGAAGTAATGCTATGTCCCGGACGTCCATTAATAAAATTTCGTAAATACAAAATTGCTGGAATGACGGTGCTGTCTTTCTGCTTAGTCATATAAAAACACCTTATTTTAAATAATAGGAAGCCCGACGCAGTAAATACGCCAATATTAAATATCTAGCTAAAAAGCCATTTATTTATAACAAGTCTTTGGGAATTGAATTTAAATCAACCCATAAATCCAACGCCGCTTTACGCACTGCTTTTCTTTCGTGATATTCCAATTCCCTGAATTTTCTATCATGGCTATCTTTCTTTATCCCAGCCGCATAATAAATAATGCCTTTTGTCTTTCCTTTGCTTAATGACTCCAAACACCGTTCAAACTCTTCATCTGGATCCTTTTTAAACATTTCCTTTATGCGGTCTAAATGCCGCAAACCCACTTTCTGATTCCATTCCTGCATTGAAAGTGGTGACTCATCCGAATTAATTTGCTCCATCATTCACCTCACGGTGTGACTTATCAGAAAAAATAAATTAAAGCCGGTTAGTGATGTAAAGGTTTGGGAATATCTCCGCCATTACACTGAGTGACCAGTTGCTCTAATTCCTGAGCGCTATCTTGATCCCCGGATGCGTGCGCGGCACTTAACAAACCCTCCAGACCAACACTCAGACGAAAGGCATAATCATTCAGCGAAAACATTCGCACCTCGTCGGCAACAGCGGAAGCGATGCGCATGTTTTCGGCCTTGAAGTGGTATTGCTGCAACAGGTCGTTAATTAATGTGGAATATGCTTGTTTCATTACCGCCCCTTAAATGTCCATTTATAAATAGAAACTATCAGACTGCTTTTCCATCAAATTTTGTGCCGCAAAATGGACAATGCTTAATCACTATATAAACATCTGAATTGGTGATTCTTTGTTCATTGGTGCCGTCTTTTTTCTTTCGGTAATAACGGAAAATATAATTAAGAGAAACAGGGCAATAATCGCCACGGCTAAAGGAAAGCATTTCGCGGTCAAAGCGTGATTCGTCAACTTTACCGATTGAATCAGCGTTCTTTTCCCGCAATGCAGAATCTGCTTTGGCGGCGACATCGTTAAAACAAGTACAAGCCATTTAATTCACCTTAAATAAACGTGAGTGGAACCTTGTCAAAATTACTGACGTGCTTTGCGCTCTGCTGCTCTTTTGATACTGGTGCGGCGGCGGTGATCGCGAATTGCGGCACGAACAGATAGCACAGCAATCCAGACCAGCGATGCCAGCACGGCTAATGCACCGCCAGTCAATTCAATTAGTTGCCCTGGCATGTCGGCACCTCTTCATTAAATGGCTGAGGAAGCGCGCCAGATTCACGGAATTGCTGTGTAGCAGCATTCAGTTGGTGGAAAGTGGCTAATTCGTTTTCACGCAATTGCCATGCGAGGGCGGTAATCATGCTTAAGCCCGCAAGGGTATTACTACTAATGGTTTTTTTTTCACGAGCATGGAGATTTGCTTTAAGGGAAAAGACGCCATTTTTCTCTATTGCGCGGCGGGTTAATTCGCCCATATCAGCCATGTGCGTTTGCAGTATGGCGTTAGCTATCTGTAGGCAAGGTGATTTCATGCTGCGGCTCCTGTCTCACGTTCGGTATGCAACTGATCGATAAATCCCTTGGCGAGTGCCTGAGCGTCAAATAAGCCGAAAGACTGCTCACCCAAAAAAACCTCATACCGGTTAAGCAAGTTAATGGCCGTTCTGCGACGAAAATTAATCACAAACCCGCGATAAATTGACGTGTTACGGCTGATGGCGGTTAAGGTATGCATTGTATTTTCCCCTAACTATTGGCAATGGCATCTTTCAACATAGCGACCAAGTTAACTTCAACTTTGTCTCCGGCTTTAATTTTCGGACGAATAATAATCCGGCCATCGCGCACCATTCCTCGGCAGGTAGCGAAAGGGATACCAGTCATTACGGCATATTCTTTCAGAGAGACATAACCCGTGGGCACAGTGATATTAATGGTGACATTACCCATAAATCCCTCTTATAAATCAGCCTGGATAGCAGCGATACCGCGTAAGTAAACCAGGCGGGCCATACTGGAAATTGAACGGCTTTCTTTTGCTGCAAGTGCTTCTAATTCAGAGCGTTCATCATCAGATAAACGCATTGGGGTAGGATTTTTTGAGGCGATACCTTTCGGTAATCGCGAGCGCTGATCATGTTCGACTTGTTTCATAATGGTATATTGTGATCCACTAAGTGTCTGTGAGTTGTATTTTGGTATTCAAATGAATATCTGTCAAGGGTTTTTGTATGCATTCAAATATCGGTGAGCGTATTCGAGAAGAAAGAGAGCGCATTGGTCTTAGCCAAATGGCCTTTGGTGAGATTGGTGGCGTTAAAAAATTAGCACAGCTTAAATATGAGCAAGGGGGACGTGCGCCTGACGCTCTTTACCTTGAAGCTATTTCAAAAGTGGGTGTTGATATTCAATTCGTTGTCACAGGCGTTCGTTCCGTGGCGGCGTTAACAAAGGATGAAGAAGAATTGGTCAGCTATTACCGTTCTGCGCCTCTTGCAGTTAAACAAGCTGTATTTGCTGCACTAAGTGTGGGCAACTCCCCTGAAACCGGAGCAGCAATTAAGGTTACAGGTGGTACCGGTCATCGGATCGCTGGTAGAGATTTTCACGAGAGCAAAAAATAAAGCGGGAGAGCTGTAGATATGGAGACTAATGGTGATCGGAATAGGGTGTCTGGGCGCGATTTTCATGAGAAAAATATCACTGCGGATAATTTCATTAGTCGGGATTTTGTGAATATCACCATTCCTACAACTGAAATGGATAATCGCCCGCTAGTACCAGCACAGCGAAAACAGTTAAATCAACTAGTAAAAGAAATTATTGAGACTGGCCATGAAGAGGGATTTTCAATCTGGCAAAAGGTTCATGCAGAGATCGGCGTTAGCAGTATAGAAGAAATGACAGTATGCCATTATCAGGCAGCATATGGTTATCTTCAGGCTTTACGCGACCGCTATTGCGAGAAAGAGGCGAGTAAGTCTTTAATACATTTACTCCTGAAAAATACCCAACAAGAATCGGAAAGACAGCAACTCGTTCGATATTGCCATATTCAGTTTGGTTCAGGGCGTTTAACCGAGTTAACGCGTTTGCAATTACAACAGGCTCTCGCGTGGCTGGATGAAAAACAATATTTAGATACGACCTCTTCGATAGTGACGACCTCAGAGAAACGCCTATCGTGGCAGCAACTATTTCGTTATTACCCGATATTTACAGGGGGCGTATTTACTTCAGGATTTTTAATTGCATTTTTTATAGTTACATTTAGTAAATAACTCAAGTTCGAATTGTTTACATTGTGATTTTCAATTGATTATCTTCTCAAATTTATAGAGGACTAACGATGAAAAAAATATTGTCACTGGCATTGCTTGTTTTTGCTTTATTCACAAATAATTCATTTGCTGAAAATTGGTATGCGGGTGGAACTCTGCATGAAGCTAATGCGCTTACATGGCAAAAAGCAACGCAAGAAAATAAACTCGCAACTTGTGCTGACTTTATCGCCGGGATATACAGCAAAGAGCTATTAGCACCTGAGATAAAGAGAAAAATAAAATCGGTTGATGATTTTAAGCCTTACGCTAGTGAACTGGCAAAGCAGCTTGATGATGCCTTTACCCCAGAATCAGATCCAATCCAGAATAAAGAAATTTTTACTAATCAAAGCGTCAAATCAACCGCCATGATGCTAATGATTATGATGCAGTGGGTGCAGGATTAATGGCTGTAAGTAAGCTTCCGTCAGGAAAATGGCTTTGCCAATGCTTCCCTTATGGGCGCGACGGCAAACGGATACGCAAACAGTTTGCCACCAAAGGTGAGGCACTCTCATACGAGCGCCGCATGATGGTTAATAGGCAGGATTCGGGGCTGGGTGTCAGTGCGGTAATGCTTAATGAATTGGTTGAGCGCTGGTATGAAATGCACGGCAAGACTCTATCTTCTGGCGAGTCTCGTAAAACTAAATTATTGGCGATTTGTGAGCGAATGGGGGAACCTTTAGCGGCAGATGTCGATAAAAATATGTTTGCTGTTTATCGAGAGCGGCGGCTGAATGGTGAATGGCAGGCAAAAGGGCGTACCGTTGTAAAAGAAGCAACAGTTAACCGCGAGCAATCATATCTACATGCTGTATTTTCAGAATTAAAACGCCTAGGCGAATGGGAGGGAAGCAATCCGCTTGATGGTATACGGCAGTTTAGTGAGGGAGATCAAGAGTTGGCCTTTCTTTCTCAGGATGAAATTAAACGGCTACTGGTTTCTTGTGATGAGTCGGAAAATAAAAGCTTGGGAACTATTGTTCGCCTCTGCTTGGCTACCGGAGCCAGATGGGGGGAGGCTCAGGATATGAAACAGTCGCAGATATTACCCAGCCGTGTGACTTACATTAATACTAAGGGTAAAAAGAACAGAACTGTACCGATATCTGAAAAACTCTTTAAGCGGATACCAAAAAATCGCGGTACTTTATTCTCCCCATCCTATGATGCATTCAAACATGCATTGAAAAGGGCCGCTATCGAATTACCCAAGGGGCAACGAACGCATGTCCTCAGGCATACTTTTGCCAGTCACTTTATGATGGGCGGCGGAAACATTTTAGTGCTGCAACAAATTCTCGGCCATAGCACTATTTTAATGACGATGAGATATGCGCATTTTGCCCCCAATCACTTGGATGCGGCCATAGCATTAAACCCCTACGACAAGTTAATTATTGAGTGATAAATGGTTAATTTTAGTGGCAGCAAAAACAAGCCTTGCGCCAATATAGCTAAATATACGCATTTATAACTTATTGAATACGATTAACTTATTGATTTCTAAAGGTAGCATCAAATTTTTAAAATCCCTCGGCTTATGGCTGTGCGGGTTCAAGTCCCGCCCCGGGTACCATGGAAAATATTCTAAGTAAAACAAAGTAGTACGAGTATGTCGTTAACCGCCGAGAGGCGGTTTTTTTGTTTTTATCGATCGTGAAAAACTGGAAAGTGGCGACAGAATGGCGACACCTTGGCGGCGAAGCTTTTTTGAGCAGGATAGCTTGGCAGTTATTTAGGCCGTAAAAAATCCTGCCAAAAGCAGGATTAGGGCAGATAGGTTTATTTTCAGCCGTCAGAACATAACCACCTGGCCGCCGGTCTGCGGGTGTGGCATCACCGGATTAATTTCACCGGGCTTTGATATTGAGCGCATGAAGCTTTCCATCGTCACAAAAGTGTGGCCGCAATTCACATTGATGCATTGGTGATAGCGCTCTTTGGTTTCGGTGGTGATTTGGCTACTACTGCGGGTATGGGCTGCACTGTGGCATAAAGGGCAATTAAACATGATCCGGACTCCGGTATTATCCCGACTATGGTCGGTGTTAATGATAATTATGCGTGAGTATTGATTAAAAATCATCATTCCATGTCCAAATCATCTATTTTTACTTCCAATTCAAGCGCAGTAGTAAAACCGGTATCACTCACTGAGTGAGTCAGACTGCTGACAAACCTCGACGACTCGATCTTACAAGGTGAAGACAGGTAGAAGAGTAAAGCGTCCGCGCC